GCATCTGCTTGTGCTTTTGCAAGTTCTGCTGTTGCTTGTAATTCACCTCTTTGCTCAGATAATGGTTTTGATGTATCAACACCCATATCTTCTAGGGTTCTTTCTCCTCTTGAAGCTCTGTTTGCTTTTGCAATAGCGTTTGCCATAGCAGTAAGCCTATCAGCCATGCTTTTAAGAAAGTCGCCTAGTCCACTTTTAAATAATTCATCTCCCAACTGTTTAAAAGCAATAATCATGTTAGATGTTTTGGTAGAAAGGTTGTCCATTTTGGCTTCCATAGCGCCACCAAACTTTTCTTGCAACCCTTCAGTTAAAGCCTTAACCATTTCTGCAGCACCCTCTGCTGTCTTACCAAATTTAGCTATGTCATCTTTGGTTAAATTTAACTTATCACTTAGTATTCCAAGAACATCAATACCCCTGTCAGAGATCATGTTTAATTCTTCAAGACCCATACCGCCTGATGCTGACCTTTGCACCATTCTTATTAAGGCTTCAAATGTACCAAGCTGATCTACTGATACAGATGCCGTGTCAGCAAATGTTTGTAACATTTCCATGCTAGGTTCTATGCCTGCTGATTTAAGTGCAATAAATGCTTTGGTTGCATCTTCTATTTGAAATGGTGTAGTTTGTGCAAATGTGAATACTTTTTGCATTGCAGCATCACCTCTTTCAATGCTGCCAAATACTTGATCTAGTGAATCTTTTAAATCCTCAAAGCCTGCACCAACTCTTGCAATTGCGCCTGCTGAAACAGCAATAGCTGCAATACCTGCTGCTGCAGCAATAGCAGGACCTTTAATTTTAGACAACCCTGCTGCCATACCACCAAATGCAGCACCGCCTGCTGCACCAGTAACTTTAATTTTTCCGTTTATTTTATCTAACTCAGCTTTAAGCTGTTTTGTATCAGCTTTTATCTGAATTACTAGGTCATCTATTTTAGCCATTAGTCAGGGTATAACTCCATTAGATCATCTAGTTCTGCTCTATCCATAGGTTTCTCTTGCTCTGATGCATGAAACTTTTTAAATCCACTTATGGCTAGATACATTTCTCTAGGTGATAAATCCCAAAAGTCCATAGGTCTCATGTTCATCATGCCAACACATATCATGTAGTAATCTCCCCAATTGATAGGTGGCGTGTGTTCATCTACTCTATTGCTTTTTTTTTATCTTCCTCGTCTGAGTCATTGTCGTTTAAGGTAGATACCAAGAGTTTGGCTACCTCTGTAGAAGCTGTAACAATACCTATATCAGATATTATTTGCCCTACTTTTTTATCATCAAAGTCATTACCGCCACCTCTTAGGGCATAGCGTAATACGACTAATAATGTTCTTATGCGAACTTTAGCTTGTGCGATATTCTGCGCAAGTTCAAGAATCCCTGTATCCAGTTCATCTTCTATCTTGACTAGACTATCTATGGTAAGTCTACATTTATAGGTTTCAGAACCTAATATTACTTCAATCTGTCCCTTTAGTGGGTTTGTCATCTGACTTCTCCTTTGTTGGACTTGCCATTGCAAGTGTGATTTTTAAAACATCATCTCTCTCATCAACCACATAGGATTTGATAGAGATGTCCTTACCATCTACCTTGACACTTTTGCCAATAAGCACATTCTGCATATTAAGTTGATCGCCTTTCATCATACCCATAACGGTATCTTTTTCGGCTTTAACCTTTACTTGTTCCCAAGCCATTGTCTTATACGGTTGCGAATGTTATAGCACCTGCTGATTCAAAGGACATACTGTAAGTAACCTCTCCATTGAACTCACCTGCATACTCTAAACTGGTTACTTGAAAAGCACCTGTGAAAGTACCAAAGTCAGGAACTAAAAACTGATAATTATTTTGACTATCTGCTAAAGCGTTTGTTTTGACAGTTGTTTCTGATGCGCCGTCTGTGAATACACCACTACCTGAAACACTGATTGATTGAACCCCTGCTGCAGCTAATAATTGTCTCTTGCCTGAAGAATCCTTATTAGTTACATCTACTGATTCATTGTTTACTGTAAGACTTGTTGATCTAAGTCCTGCTATTGTTGTGAAAGTTTCAGGTGAACCTGCGTTACCCACTTTCATAAGCATTGCACTACCTTTTTGTGCTGCCATAATTTTCTCCTAAATACAGAGGGTAGTTATTCCTCTAATTAAAAAAAGCATCTGCCAGTTGTTTACTTCGGTAAATGGTAGTTAATCATGTACCTAATGTAATAGCACGAAATCGCATGACACCGTGCCGAGTTATCCCATCAGGATCTCTCATTATGTCGCTGTATTCAAATCTTAAATTAATAAGGTTTACACCACTAACACTTAGACTTACATCATGCAATAAATCATGTATTTTGTCCATGATATTTTTTGTTTCCTTTGAGCCTTTGTATTGCGACCATATATGTATGTTGATGGTAGTTTCTGCGCCAACAAGATTATTTGTGCTGTAGTCTATTGCTGTTTCTTCTCCTAAAGCAATAAAAGGGTAGCTGTTACCCTCTACAACCTCATCATATACGCCACAAGAAAGGGTAGTGGTTATTGCTGATACATTTAATGCAGAATAAATTGATGATTGTAATGCAAATTGACCAACACTCATTTAAGAATACCTTTTTTAAACATGGATTGTATTTTTCTTTTATTTTTCATTAATGCAGGTTGCATAAATGGTCTTTCTGTCATATTAGTAGTGCCAAACTCCAAATGCTTAGAATAAGGTGCTGCAGATATAATTTGTCCTACGACTGTACCATTTGGCTTTGTATCTACTTTCATAGTTATTTGACTGACCAAAAAACCTGTATCGCTTGCAGGCGGTTGCTTGGGTGCTGATTGTGTATGCGTTCTTCTTGGTTCATATTTTTGCACTGTTTTACCAGTGCCACCTGCCATGATGCTTTTCTGTGCGGTGTTTTTAACCATCATAGTTCCGCGTGTAACATATTCTTTGACTTTATTATCATCAAGGGTAGCTTGTAGCTTTCTGTTAAATGCTTTTAGGTTGCTTATTTTTAAATCTATACCATCACTCATACTGCAACCCCCTCTTCACAAAGCAAGGTTAGAAATCTATCTCTCTCATCAACATTGATAATGCCGTTGACTGCAAATTGTCTTGTACCAAAAGTGATGCGACTGTTGGTATCTATGTTTGCCATATAACGAATAGTGATCTCATGGGTTACCTTTTCTTTTAACATACCCTGTCTATAGGTACTGTTTGCGTTCTTGGGTTTGATGTTTGCGTAGATAGTAGCAACTGAATTAAATGCTTGCGATAAGCCACCGCCTGCGTCTCTTGTATTGGTCGCTCTTTCAACCTTTACCCTATATCGCATCTTGCCGATACTGTTTGACATCTTAACCGAGAGCCATTAACGAGGACGAACCCAAACCCCTATGAATTACATAAGGTGCATACAAAGACCTCAACATGGGGGGATAGGGTAGCTTCGCATCATACATATCACCTCTGTGTTCATAAAGGTAGGCAATGTGTTGCAAAATGCCTAGCTTTAGGGGTTCAGGTATGTTGTATTGCGATGTGTAACCAGTGATGTATTTAACCTCTATGGCATTTGCTACGCGCAAAGCTGATGGGAATGTCTCACCTGTTCTTAATACCACCCTAGCAGGCTCTCTCGCGTTGTCTAAGTAATACTTTGAAGCTGCTAGGGTTGTAGCTACATCTGAGTCATTATAGGTCTTAATGTGGCTGACACTGACAACTGGCGCTCTAGGTAAAACAATGTAATTCTTGTAGTAGTTAAGGTAAGGACCAGTTCTAGTGCCTTCCCACAGTGGATCAAACTGATCCTCAAAGGCATCAAGGAATAATGTAAGGGTTTGCGTCATTAAGGCTCTGCCTGTATGTTCTTCGCAAAAGCGTCTAGCTGTTTCTATGAACGGTCTTACAACTCTCTCGTCCGTTGCGTCATCTATTCTTAGATACTCTTTGACTTCCTGCAAAGTGATAGGTTCTTGTGTCGGTGCTGTATCTACTGTTAATCCTGCCATTACACTAATTTCTCCAATAAATATAGACCTAGCATAGCGCCGTATAAACCATAGATACTAGCTTCCATGCGAATAAACCTTTTTGAGCCTGACTCTAGCCTTTTCTCAATGTTCTCATAGCGAATTGCACATATCTGTTCGTGCAACTCCAATGATGTTACCTCAGTTGGCTTTCTTGTCGCCCTTTTCTTTGCTACTGGTTTCTTCTTCGGTGCTACTTTCTTCGTTGGCATCTATACCCTCTACTTCCATTATCTTTTCAATATAAGTAGCCTTTGCTGTCTGTTGTGCTTTTAGATCAACAATGACCTCATTATATTTTTGATTGGAAACATTTAACTTTTGCTCAATAATGGATAACTCCACGAAAAGTTGCTTGCCCTCGTCAGAGAACAAATTAGCGTCATGTGAAACTCCGCCAATGGTAAAAGTGTTTCCGTTTTCTTTAGCATCTGCCATATCTTACTCCTGTAAAAATTATTATCTTAGCATCATTCAGGCGGTGTTGGAAACTCGCCCAAAGGTCTTACTGGTGGATCAGCGTCATTGTAAACATAGAGTGCTGCCAATGCGTCCACATCTGATGCTGCGTCTATCTTTGCCTGCATATCCGTTACCGCAGTTCTTACACCACTTCTGAAAGTAGTCCAGTCACTAGGTATTGCCGTGCCTGCTTCTTGGTTTCGCACGACCAACCAATCATTAGGTTGCAACATTCCATATGCTTGTTCAGATATTGTTTTTTTACGACTCGTTTTAAGGGTATCAAGGTCAAGAGCAGTTGCAGTGCCATAGCTTGCCGTTACCTTGTTACTTGCAAAAGTAAACTCTTGTGCAGTGTTACTATAGTATTGAGGATTTTTATAATTGCTATTATCAATTATTACTTCATACAAACCTATAGCTTTTAATTGTGTTGCAGTCCAACTGCTCATGATGTTAGCAGGATACTGCGTATCGTTGATCGTTATTGCTTTTGGTCGTGTAAAGACTTTGCTAACACTTCCTGATTCTACTAATGCCCACATATTATTATCTTACCTCTATCTTGCTGTTGTTGGAATACCTGACGAAGAAACAAATGGTGCATGAGCAAATGCCATGTAAATATAAGTACCACTTGCGTTAACTGATGCTGCATCACTTCTTGGTTTAAAACCATTGCTGTACATATCTATATCACCCCAATCGTCTAATTGGCTAGCAGCCTCATTAGCTCTTAGTGCAGAACTGTTTAAATTAAAAATGTTACCTTTAGAAGAACCAGTTGCATTTTTGGTTCCTAATTTATAATCGTGAATAATCCAATCATTAGTGCTATCTGTTCTTTTAATTAAAACAAAAGCAGGTGTAAATCCTGTATAAACAAATGGACCGTTACCACCTGAATGTGAATTACCTGTATATTTACCAAACTTACTGTAGCCTTGTTTTTCTGCAAAGCAGTAGGCTACAAAATTTTCAGTATTACCATTAAGCCAAATATCATTGCTAATACCAAAAACACTAGAACTTGGATATTGGTTGTTCCAAAATCCTGCATAAGTAGCTTTTGCTGCTGTAGTTTGTAAAACCAAAGTATCATCATCAGAGGTAGAGCCATCTTTATGAAATACAGCCCAAGATGTAGCAACTCCAGTTCTTGCTTTTACAATAACAACTTTAGGTGCTACACCTAATCCATGTCCTATTGTGCCTGCACTACCTGTTCCAGTGTAAGTAACAATGCTAAACCCTGCATCTTGATTCGCTTGTACTGTAGAAGTTATAGAACCATCCGTATTGCTTGAGGTCGTACCACCATTGGCTTTAAGCTGCCAAGCAATGTATTTATATCCACTAGCACCATTAAACCAACCATCACCAGTTTTAAATCCATTAGAATTAAAAGCTCGTATTCCGTTTGCATCATCATTTTCAGCACCACTACTATCAGTTCTTAACCATTTTCCTGAACTAGAGCCTACACCTCTTGATGAATCGCTTATATTTGGTGCGCCATTACTACTGTTATAAAGATAAGTCCAAACAAAATCAGGTTGCAAATCAGAGTTACCCTCATTGGTAACATCTTGTGGTGCGCCTGAACCTGTATATAACAAACTTTGGAAGAAAGCACTTGGGTCGTCTATTGTTGTATAAGCCATTATCCTGTCTCCGCAATATTTTTTGTGCAGATAGCCAAATATCCACTAGGCGGTGCTATCTCAAATGCACCATGCCCATTACCATCACTTGCCGCACTTGAAATGCTTGAAATGGTATAGCCACCAAAGTTTGCTTCATCTGCTCTATTTTCATATTGTACATATAAAGGAAAAATAAATTCATCTTGCATATTGGTTGGTAAATCTGTACCTGAACCATTTAAGGCACTTCCATTTTTATAAACTATAAATTTTTTGGTAGAACTATCTAAATCTAAAGCTATACCTATAATGTCATTAGTAGAGATAGTTCCCCAACCTGTAGATTCATTTGATACCTGAGAGCCATTTTGCCAATAATAATAATCAATTCTTGCTGGATTACCCAACATAAAACTAGTATTGTACATAAGAGTATTTGCAGTTGTAGAACTGCCTTCTGCTGGTGTAGTAGATGCACCAAAGTACCCTGAAGATGAAGTATTTGTTACTTTAAATTCATAATACCATTTACCATTTTTGACACCTATACTACCCCAAGTTTGATTCCAAGTACCACCACCACCTGTAGATTTTGTTGCACCCTCAGATATAGTGGGTGGATTATTTTGAGTCATTAAAGGATTAAAAGTACAAAAATTATTGGTTGGTGTGTCAGTCGCTTGATCTGCGGCTGATACACTATATAAAGAACCAAAATTATTGCTGTTACCACTTACATCTAATCCTAGATTTGAGCTATCTTCAAAGTCAAGGTAATAACCTTCATTGCCAAAACTTCCTGTATATTCTTTAGGTATCCAAATACCAGTATCACTATCAAACTCACCAAATTCTGTTGGTGCTAATTGTTGACCATCTATTAAATAAACTTCTGCATAATAGCCACTTTGTGATTGTGCGTCTGACCAACCAAAATAATGAGTCATATTTGTTTCATATAATCCAATAACGTTATTTTGATTAGGATAAGTTGCTGTTGACCAACTTGTTATTTGAACACCATTCACATAGGCTTTAACTCTATTTGTGTCTGTGCCTTGTGTTGTATCAAATGCCCATACAACATGATACCAAGCAGCTGTGTCTCTAAATACAGCATTAGAAGTAAAATTACCTGCATTACTTACATCTGAAATGTGTTTTAATCTATCATCATTAAATCCATTAAATGTATTTACTCCCCCAGCATTTCCAATAAAAACAATACTATTTCCGCTAGATTGTAATTCAGTTCTTTTTATCCAATAAGACATCGTTGCTTTTTGTGTGCTTGTGGGTGTTCCTATATTACCACTTGACCTCGCAATTCTTTCGGCACTATCTGCTTCAATTTTTAAAGAGTTATCAATATCATACCCAGTAGATATGCTTCCCCTGTTCGCAACTCTCTGTAGGCTTTCCATGTTAGGTTTGTGCTAGGTTTTGAACTCTACCTATTTCCTGCCACACTGAGCCGTTATATCTGAAACTGAAGATGTCAGTTTTCGCATCTGTGGCGGTCATGGTTGGTGCTGTTGATGCAGCG